GTGCAGGAAAACCTGAGCGCTTGCGTCGTGTACATCCGTGGGTATTGGGCCAAGTTTCTTGCTCACCTCGGTGACTGACGTGATGGCCGTGTCGAGCAAGTTCCATGGGCATTGCATCGCCTGGGCCATGACCCACTGCCGCTGCTCACGAATCGAGGCCACGGCGTTCGCGGATTGGGTGATGCTCCAAGCCGCGAACGGTCGGATCACCCCACGCACCGAGTTCCTGGCGGCGTGGGCCGGTTGGCGTGAGTGGTGCGCCGAACTGCACAGCATGGTGACGGGGGACTGATGCCTGTACCTTGGCCGCCACCGATCCCGCGGGGTCCTACCATCGACTGGAACTACCCCTGAAACTTGTTTGACGAATCCCTTGACACTAGGGAACTTGTCAGACAAGATAGAGCTATGACAACGACAGAGACCCTCACCCTCCGGGGCATCGCCGCCACCGCCACCGCCTGCGCCTGCTGCGACCGTTCGATCCGCAAGGGATACACCCTCTCCGACGGTCGGGTCTACGGCCGCAAGTGCGCCGCCCTCGCCACCGGCTACCCCACCACCGCCCTGGAGCACCAGGCCCGCCAGGTGGCCTTCCTCGCCCGACGCGACACCGACCGGCGTGCAGCGGGCTGGGGATACACCGAGTTCCTGGCGAACCTGGAATGCGGTGACAACCCGGACGCGGTGGTCTACGTCTACGACCCCGAAGGATCTCGCAATGTCCGGGCCGGAGACTTCGCGCAGTCCCTCACCGACCTCCTTTACGCCGCATGACCAAGCCCCGCAGGAAGCCCGGCCCGAAGGGGCCGGTCCGCCCGCAGGTGGCGGTCCGGCTCAGCGAGGCCGACCGCGAGCACATCGATCAGCGTGCCGCCGATCGTGGCGTGAAGCGTTCGGAGATGGTGCGAATCATGCTCGCCTACGCCTCCGCGAAGATGCCCGACGACTGGGCACCCTGAGCCATACCACAGGATGGTGACGGCATGAGCGACCGGGTTCCAGTTCGAGAGGTGTCCGGCCGCGACGCCTTCACGGTGTTCGACAACGTTGTCCGCCACGAGATGGGCATAGCCGGCGCGGAGTTCATGGCGGGTTACGCCAAGGGTGTCTACGCAGTGGACCCCGACTCTGTTGACGGCCTCCCGGCAGTTCTGACGGTGCTGCCCTTCGCGGAGACCGAATGACGATCCAGGTTGTGGCAGGTGTGCAGTCCCGCGAGTTCCTGTTGGCCACCCTGGACCACAAAATCGAGCAAACCCGCATGTCCCGTGACAGGGCCCGCGATCACGCCGCCCAAGCGTTCTCCCATGACACCCCCATCGCTGAGCAGATGGCTTTAGCTCGGGTGCAAGCCATGACCGACGTCCTCGATTACCTACTCGAGAGGCGATTCCGCGTCAGTAGGGAGGCACTGTGAGCGTCCTGCCCCGCCTTCGCCGATTCCTGCACCGCGCCACCCTGCCGCCCACTGTGGCCGCACACCACCCTCTGCCGACTGTTGTGGACCTCGGGCCTGCACCCCGGCACACCCACCGCGACCCCACCATCGGCCGCTACACACGCAAGGAGCAGTGATGAGCATCGGACCGGAGAGGCTTGCCACGTCAGCGGTACTCAACCTCGCCAATCACCGCATCACTATCGGCGGCCAAAACTTTCCCTGGTACATCAGCGAAGACGGCTTCGCGGTGGAAACACGGCACGAGGAGACCGACAACGCTGAGGCGATGAACCTGCTGCACTTGCGGGTCCTGATCAGCGGCGACGTCACCATCGAAGGCGACCCGTCGCACTACCCGTACTACCGCCAGCGCTACGTCATCGGTGCGGAAGACAACGGCGCGCTCGGGATCGAGGACTGACCGATGATCCGCAGAGTCGACTGGACCCGACACCCCCACGTTCGCACCGGGGACCAACTCACCACAGGCGAACGTGCCGCCGACCGCGCAGTGCGCATCATGGGATCGTGGGCGTTCCTCGCCGGACAGACCGTGCTCATCGTCGGTTGGATCATCCTCAACCTCATTGGCATCGTCGCCCACTGGGACGAATACCCATTCATCCTGCTCAACCTGGCGTTCTCCACCCAAGCCGCCTATGCCGCACCGTTGATCTTGCTGGCGGCGCGTCGGCAAAACCAGCGTGCCGATGAGATGCAACGCGACGACCTCACCGCAGACCAAGCATCACTGGCGTTGCTGCGCAAGATCGCCGTGCACCTGAACATCGACACGGCGGCATGACCATGCACCCCGACCGATTTATACAGTTTCTCATCCTCAATGCGATTGGACACGTGATGACTTCACAGGAGAATCTGAACACCGACGTGAGCGCACTCAGCGACGGCATCGCCGCGATTGAGTCGGAGGTAGCCAGCCTCAAGGCCCAGCCAGCCGCAGCACAGCTCGACCTTTCGGGGTTGGACAAGGTAGTGGCCCGTGTTCGCGGTGACGTACCAGCACCTGCAGCACCTGCGCAACCTACCGGCACTCCGCCTGCCGCGCCCGCGGGCCAGGCCAGCGGACCCGCCACCGGGGACAGCATCCCCGCACCTGGCGCACCATCTGCCGCAGCGCCGGCCGAAGCCGCACCACCAGCCGCACCGGCCGACGCCGCCCCGGCAGCGACCACACCCAGTGGGCTTACCCCCCCGGCAACCGGCGCCACCCCAGCCTGAGGCGTCCGATCCGAGCCTCATCGCCGACCACATGGGAGTGAACACAGATGGGAAAACCCAGCAAGGGAACTTCGGCTGACAAGCGGCTGAAGGCGAACAAAACGTCCACCGCGAAGACATCATCGGGTGCTGCACCCAAGTTCGGCTCACCCGCATGGAAAGCCAAGTACGGCAAGTGAAGGAACTAGCCGAGTGGGTTCGCGAGGAAGTGGACCCGTTCCGCGAAGCGGACCCCGCTTGGTTGGCGTCTCACCACTTCCTCCGCGACCCGGTGCGCCCCACCTACGTGGACTCCACCCTGATGTTCGCCCCCGCGGACGGGGTGATCCTCTACCAGGTGGAGGTTGAGCCCACCAACCCAGTGTTGGATATCAAGGGCCGGGACTACACGGTTCGTGACGTGCTCGCCGACCCCCATTTCGAGGGTCGGGCACTGGTCATCGGCATCTTCCTCACGTTCTACGACGTGCACACGCAACGCATCCCGTACGGGGGGACTTTGACGTGGCGTGCGGCGCCGACACTGGCCACCATCAATAAGCCGATGTTGGCTGCGGAACAGCACCTGTTGAACGCGTTGCGCGTCCCCGGCGCCGAATATAATCAATATTTGCACAAGAATGAGCGGGTTGTGAGCCGCATCGCCGCCGCTGACCTGCAGTTATATTATTATGTGGTGCAGATCGCGGACTACGACGTGGACTGCATAACCCAGTTCAACTTGGTGCAGAACGAGAGCGTCGGCCAAGGGGAACGTTTCGGCGCCATCCGCTACGGGTCGCAGGTGGAGATGGTCGTGCCGATCACCGAACACTTGGAGCTGTCCACCTGCCTCAAGGTGGGTCAACACGTGGAAGCTGGACAAGACCCCCTCGTGAAGATCAAACGACTCAGAGAGGCCGTTTAGTGCTCGCCACCAATCCGACGCAGCTCCCGCACCCCACGTTCCTGATGAACTACCCGTTCAGCTACGCCATCGACGCACCCAACAACGTGTGGATGCGTGAGGCGAAGGGCGACGAACTGACACTGGACCTCGAAAAGGCCGGCGCCCAGTGGGGTGACTTGTACGGCACCCTCGCCGCGGACGCGTTGGTATATATATTGCCGACACCAGCCGAAGCCCTCGGTTTGCAGGACTTGGTGTTCACCGCGAACCTCGGGGTGACCATGGAACACACCGGGCAGGTGGTGCTCAGCAACTTCACCGCCACCGAACGTGTCGGTGAGGCCGCGGTGGGCAAACCGTTTCTGCAGTCGATGAACCTCGACGTGCTGGAGCCCGCCGCCAAGTTCGAGGGCGAAGCGGACCTCAAACACCTGCACGACAACGTGTACGTCGGTGGCTACGGGCAACGCAGCAGCCGGGTCGCACTGGACTGGATCGCCGAGCAAACCGACGCCATCATCCTGCCCGTACAACTCCAGGATGAGTACCTGTACCACCTCGATTGCTCTGTCTTCCCGCTGACCGCCACGCAGACGATGGTGTGCTGCGACATGTTCGAGGACGACGAACTCGGAGCGTTGGACGAGGAAACCGAGGTCATCGACGTGTCCGAGGACGCGGCGTACTCGGGTATCTGCAACTCGGTGCGCCTGCATAACCTGATCGTGAACCACTCCAACATTCACGACCTGAAACGCGGCACCGACGAATACCAGCTTGAGGTGAAGAAGAACCGCGAGCTGGAGGACATCGCCGCGAAGCTGGGGTTCGAGGTGAGTTACGTGAACATCAGCGAGTTGGCGAAGGGCGGGGCGATGTTGTCCTGCCTGGTGATGCACCTCAACCGCTGGTCGTACGGCGTGGACTACTGAATATATATACTGTAGACGGGCGCACCACAAGCGTGTACAGTGTGGCGTATGACAGAGAAGCGCGAATCCATCAACATCAGGATCAGCAGAGCGGCGCTCGATGCGGTGGAGCAACGCGCCAAGAAGGACGCCCGGCCGCGGTCTGAGATGATCCGGTTCATGCTCGCCTACGCCCAACAGAACATGCCCGCGGGGTGGAAGCCATGACTCTCACCCAGCTTCGCCGAGCGCTCTACAAGACCCAGCGGGGCATCGGCGACGGGCAGGCCGCGAAGCGCGGTCCGAACGTTTACGCCAAGCGCATCGTCCGCAGGCGGGTCACTCGTGCGGCGTTTAGGCTCCTGCGATGAAGCAGATGCGGATCGACCCGGACGGCACCTTGCACTGCCCGGTGTGCAACTCCTCGCAGTTCGCGTTCAAGCGGACCGGTAAGGCGAAGCTCATGGCGGGTGTCACGGTAGGTGTCGGCGCCCTGGCCGCACCGAAACGCGCTCACTGCCTCGGCTGTGGTACGGACCTGAAACCTGCCAACCCGAAACACACAACCGCCCCGACACAACCCGGCGACACACAGCACACCACCGCGCCGACACGCGGCAGGGACTTCACCCCCGACAACGTTGACCCCACCAAGAACCCGATGCTCGCCCCGACAATCGGCGAAGCACTCGCCATCCGCAAGGCACGCAAAGCCGCCAAGCAAGCCACCAAGGACACTCACAGCACCGACTGACACGAGGTGGACTGTGAACCCACAACCAACCTCACGATGGGGACGCGGCAGCACACGCGCCTCACGCAAGCAACGCGCGACAGTACTGCGCCGCTACCCAACCTGCTACATCGCCGGCCCACACTGCACCACCATCAGCACCGAGGACGACCACGTGACCCCACTGTCACAGGGCGGCACCGACCACATGGACAACCGACGTGGAGCATGCACCGTCTGTCACCGTGAGAAGTCACAACAGGAAGCAGCCACAGGCGCCACACGCTGGCACGCAGGCGCACGACACCCGGTTGAGCGGCACCCTGGTTTGAGCTGAACCGAGCCGTTTAGCAATAATATATTTAATGGTTGAGCTGAACCGAGCCGTTTAGCAATAATATATTTAATGGTTGGCGATTAGGTATTGCTGCAATATATATAATAAATAGGGTCCTGACCGGCGAGCAATAGGTAATATATAATAACCGCACTTCCGGTTTAGCAATTGCTATTAATGTATAACAAGGGTACCCGCCCCAGCAATAACTAATATATATCCCGACCGGGTGTTGCTATTATAACTATATTTAACTGCCGCCATTATAGTTATTAATATATAAAGGGGGTAGGGGGGGCACCCCCCACCACCCACCCGGCGGACACCGCTCAGTTTGGCCGCTTCGACCATGCGAGCGGTCGGATCGAAAATTGCCCTAATCCAGCCCCTCCAGCCCGTCATGGGCACCTGTTCCCGACATGGGAGTCCGATATGGCCACTGATGCCAAGATGCCTGCTCATTTCGCCCGTGAGGGCAAGCGGTTGTGGTCGGAGATCGTTTCGTCTTACGACCTGCGCCCTGATGAGGTCCGGGTGTTGGCGGATGCGTGCCGTGAAGCGGACCTCGTGGAACGCCTTGAGGTAGAACTTCGTGACGAGCCGTTGATGGTGAAGGGTTCGCAGGGGCAGCTTGTCGCGTCGCCGTTGGTGTCGGAGGTTCGACAGCACCGGACTGTGCTGGCTGGCCTGTTACGGGGGTTGAAGCTGCCGGACACGGACTCGCAGTCGAAGCAGAAGGCGGCGTTGGTGTCGGAGCAGGCCCGGTCTGCGGCGAGGGCGCGGTGGGAACGGCCCCGCGTTAGTTGATGGGGTTGTTGTTCGGCCCTGACGGGTTGCCGGTGGGGTGGCCGCAGGATCACGGTATTCCGACGTTGGGGCCGGACGTGTTGGCGTGGTCGGAGACTGAATTGGCCCAGCCGGATGGCGACTTCACTGGCGAGCCGTGGGCGTGGCGGGATTCCCAGGCGCGGTTCGTGTGCTGGTGGTACGCCGTCGATGCGCAGGGGCGATGGTTGTGGCGGCGCGGTCAGATCGTGCTGCCGAAGGGCGCCGGCAAGAGTCCTGTGGCGGCGGCGCTGTCTTGCATCGAGTTGGCTGGTCCGGTGGTGTTCGACCATTTCGACACCACTGGCGCTGCGGTGGGGCGCACGAATCCTTCTCCGTGGGTGCAACTCGCAGCGGTCAGTGGTGACCAAACCGAGAACACGATGTCCTTGGTGCTGGCGATGCTCCGCGAGGGGAACGCCAGCGACAGCATCGCTGGTTTGGACTTGGGGGTGACGCGGGTGCGGACCCGCAATGGCTTCCTGCAGCCGGTCACAGCGTCCGCCCCCTCGCGCGAGGGGCAGCGGTCCACTGCGGCGGTGTTGGATGAGAGTCACATTTGGACTCGCAGCAACGGTGGTGTTGCACTCGCGGCGACCATCCGCCGAAATCTGGCGAAGATGAATGGTCGGTCGATAGAGACCACGAACACATGGGTGCCGGGTGTGGGTTCGGTGGCGCAAAAGACTTATGACTACTCACGGCTGGTGCGGGAAGCCGCCCCTGGTTCGGCGCTCGCACGGGATGGTGGTGTGCTTCGTTGGCACCCGTCCGTGTCGGTCCCCGACCTGACGGACACGGACGCGCTGCGATCCGGCCTGCACGAGCTGTACGACGACTTCCCGTGGGTCGATGTGGAGCGGTTGATCGCCGAGATCAACGACCTGGGGACTGATCCGCAGGACGCCCGCCGCTACTACCTCAACGGGATCACCTTCGCCGTAGATTCGTGGCTCTCCGAGCCGGAGTGGGCTGCCTGTGGGCCACTCCGGGATGAACCGGACACCATCAAGGTCATCGGTGACCGCGACCCGGTGGTATTGGGTTTCGACGGTTCCCGGCACCGCGCGTTCGGGGTCACCGATGCCACCGCACTGGTCGGGTGCCGGGTTTCGGACGGGCATGTCTTCCAGGTTCGGGTGTGGGAGCAGCCCGACAACACCGACGACTGGGAAGTGCCCACAACAGAGGTTGACGCAGAGGTGCATGGAGCGTTCACGAAGTACAACGTGGTGGGGTTCTACGCCGACCCCGCCAAGTGGGAGTCCTACATTGCCTCGTGGGAGGCGAAGTACGGTTCGCGGCTGAAGGTGAAGTCAACTCGCAACCATCCGATCGAGTGGTGGATGGTCGGCGGCCGTGCTTTGCAGACGGTGCGGGCGTTGGAGCAGTTCTACTCGGCTGTGGTGGACAACGAGATGAGCCACGACGGTTCCAGTGCTTTGACTCGCCACATTCTGAACGCACGTCGCCGGGTGTCCACCGCCGGCACCCAGATCGCCAAGGCCAATCCTGACTCGCCACTCAAGATTGATGCCGCTGTGGCCGCGGTCCTCGCCTGGCAGGCCCGTTTGGACGCTTTGGCTGCCGGTGTTGGTGCGCAGAGCAGAAAAGTCATTCCATCGCGTATCCGTTGACCTGGAAGGGGGCTCACGTGATCGATACGACGGTCCCCGGTACCCCCGGTTTTTGGATGAAGACGCTGTGGAACCAACTTCAGGCCGAGCAGCGCCGGTTCAAGCTGCTGGAGGACTATTACTCGGGTCGGCCACCGTTGGCGTGGGGTTCGGAGGACTCGAAGGCCCGGTTCTACCGGTTTCAGCAGACGTCCCGGACCAACTTCGCGAAGCTGATCATCAAAGCGCCGTCGTCGCGGTGCGGCATTCGTTCGGTCGCCACGGCTGCGGATCATGACGAGAACGGTGATCAGGTGGCGTGGCAGTTGCTTCGCGCTAACGACGCCCAGGTGCATTTCTCCGATGTGACCCGGACGGCGTTCAAGTTCGGTCGCTCGTTCATGTCGGTGGGCTCGCCGGATCCGGAGGTTGATTCGGTGAACGCGGTGATCACCGCGGAGGACCCGCGGCAAGTGGTGTGCTCGATGGACCCGATGCGCCCCCGCCGGGTGGTGGCGGCGTTCAAGTTGTACCACGACGACCAGGCTCAACTCGACATCGCGATCTTGTGGTTGCCCGGTGAGAAGTGGGTGGCGACACGGGAGCGGAAGGTGTCGAGTCAGTCGCAGGTCCGCAATCGTGGGCTGTTGGCGATGATGGAACCGACTCCGGTGTCGTTCTCGGCCAGTTCGTTCGAGATGCGCCCGTTCGAGGGTGAACCTGTTGACGACGGTGACGACGACGGCGGTGTGCCGGACGTTGACGACGGCATCTTCTCGGAACGCTACGAGGTCCGGGACATTCCGGTGGTTCCGTTCAACTACGACGAGGGATCAGGTCGGTACGAGTTGCACACCGACCTGTTGGACCGGATCAACCACCTGCACCTGCAGCTCATCGTCATCGCCACGTTGCAAGCCTTTCGGCAGCGGGCCATTGAGATTCAGAGCGCCGACGACATGCCCGAACGGGATGACGACGGCAACCTGATCGACTACAACGACATTTTCGCCGCCGATCCCGGTGCCCTGTGGAAGCTGCCCGCGGGTGCCACCATTTGGGAGTCCGGGCAGGTGGACTTGATGGGCATTTTGCAGGCCATCAAGGATGCGATTCTGCAGCTCGCGGCGGTCACGCAGACCCCGCTGTCGATGTTCACCCCGGACGCGGCCACGCAGACCGCGGAGGGCGCCTCCCTGCAGCGCGAGGGGCTCGTCTCCGACGTGGACGAGTTCCTGCGCGGGGCTGACAGTTCCCTGGCGCGGGTGCTGTCCTTGGCGTTCAAGTTCATGGGCGATGAAACTCGCGCCGATGTGTCGCAGATCAGCGTGGACTGGTTGCCCACCGAGCGGTACTCACTGTCGGAGCAGGGTTCCGCTGCGGCGCAGGCGCTGAGTTCGCTGACGTGGGAGCAGATTCAGCGGATTGTGTGGCAGCAAACCCCTTCACAGATCGATGCCGCCCAAGTGCAGCGGGTTGCTGATCTGGAGTTGGCGCAGAAGTACGGTCCACCGAAACCAGCCCCGTACGTGTCTTCCACACCCGCGAGTTCACCGGCGCCTGCCGAGGATCCGGCTCTGCCATCGGCGTAGTCCGCCCCATTACTGCCCACCGCATCGAGTTGTGGGTTCGCCCGTCATGGGCATCACCTATCCCGACAGGGGAAACACGCATGCCTCAGCTCACGCTGCCCATCCACCCGCGCACAGGCCTCCGCGCCCTCGGCATCGTCGGTGGCAAGCCGGTGTGGCTGGCCCTCGGTGGTGACGAATCGGACGAAGCGGCGGCGCAGGCCCAGGCTGCGGCCGACAAAGCTGCTGCTGATACTGCGGCAGCCGAGAAAGCCGCAGCGGACGCCAAGTCGGCCAGTGAGAAGCGGGGCTACCCCGCCGACACCTCGGTCAGCGATATGACCGTCGAGGAGCAGGTGGCGTACTGGAAAGCGCAGTCCCGCAAGCATGAGAACACTGTGCGCGCCCGCTCGGACTACGACGACCTGAAAACCAAAGCCAAGGAACGCGACGACCTTGTGGCAGCGAACGCCACCGATCAGGAACGTGCCGTTGCCGCAGCCAAAGCCGAAGGACGCTCCGAGGCGATGCGCGCCGCCGGGCCCCGACTCGTGGAAGCCCACTTCCTGGCCGCCGCCGCAGGGCGCCTCGATGAAGACCGTGTGAGAGCGATCCTCGAACCCCTCAATGCCGATCACTTCCTCACCGATTCCGGGGACGTGGACACCGCCAAGGTGACCACCTACGTCAACGGCATCGCTCCCGTCATGGGAACAGGTAAGCCGCCTGCCGTAGGCCCCTCTTCGCGGGGTCAAGGCCAGCGGAACAGCTCCGCAAGCCCCTCCGTGGCGTCAGGCCGGGACCGGTACGCGCAGCGGCATCCCCACCGCTCACCCGCCTAGCCCACCTGAAAGGGGCACCTGATGGACCTCTCCATTCAGCGTGTCGTGGAGGGCCGCGACGATCAGTCGTGGCTCGGCTCCGCACACGGCACTTCCTCGGCTCGAACGATCACATTGCAAATGTCGTCGTTCACCGCCTCCACCCACTACCCGAACGGCTACTTCCCCAGCGGTCTCCCGTTGGGGAAGAACACCGCCACCGGCAACTACGGCCCCGTCACTGACGCCGCCACCGATGGCACCCAGGCCCTCGCCGGCTTCTTGTTCACAGCTGTGCAAGTTCCTCGCAACTCTGCGAGCGGCACTGTCGGTGCAGCACTCCTCGACCACGGCCGGGTGCGTCTCGCGCGTCTCCCGATCGCGCCCAGCGCAACCGCGCAGGGCACCAACAACCACATCATCTACGTCTAGAAAGGCGGGACTAGCTCATGCTTCTGAATGAGGATTACATCTACCCCGCCGAGCTGACCGGGTACGTGCGCAACGCGCTGGAGGACTACGCGGTCAACCAGTTCTCGCTGGCGCAGTGGCTGCCCAACAAGATGATCGACGACCTCGACTACCGGCTGCTGTCCGGTGGCACCGGCCTGGCCGACGCTGCGTCGTTCCGGTCGTTCGACGCTGAGTCGCCCATCGGCCGGCACCAGCAGCTCAGTGTGATGCGCGGCGAGCTGCCTCCAATGTCGGAGAAGCAGCGTTGCGGTGAGTACGACCGCCTGCGTATGCGGAAGGTCAACGACCAGAAAGTCGTTGAGCAGTTGTTCAACGACGCTGAACGGGTTACCCGCAACATCGCGGCCCGCGTGGAACTGGCCCGTGGTGATGCGTTGGTCAACGGTTCGGTGACGATCGCGGAGAACGGGCTCGGGCAGTTCATCGACTTCGGCAGGCTCCCCGCGCACAGTGTCACTGCAGCCACTTTGTGGTCGTCTGCGACGTCGGACCCGTTGAACGACATCATGTCGTGGCGGGACACCTACCTCGCGACGAACGGGTTGAACCCGGCGGCGATGCTTGTGTCCCGGCGCATCTGGAACAACCTGCTCCGCAACCAGAGCATCCGCAACCAGGTGTTCGGCGGGCAAGCGCTGTACACGGGTGGTGGTCAGTCGAGCATCATCAACCAGGACCAACTGAACAACGTGTTCGCCGCACAGGGTTTGCCGCAGGTCACCTTGTACCAGGCGCAGGTCAACGTGAACGGTGTTGCTCAGCGTGTGATCCCGGACAACAAGGTGGTTTTGCTCCCGGAGCCGGTGGCGATCGATGCCCCCGAGGACACCATGTTCGGTGCCACGTTCTGGGGCACCACAGCGGAAGCTCTGGATCCGCGGTGGGGACTCGAAGGGGATGAGGCCGGGATCGTGTCCGGTGTGTACTCCGAAGAGGACCCCATCAGTCTGTGGACGAAGGGCGCGGCCCTCGTACTACCGGGTCTCGCCAACCCCAACCTGAGTTTCGTTGGGACGGTGCTCTGATGGCTGATCTTGTGACCTACGTCCACGTCTACAACGACAAGGGCGAGTCGGAAACCTTCGGCCCGGACGACAAGGACCCGGTGCCGCAGTGGGCCGCCGAGCAGATGGGCGCCCACTGCTTCGAGGACGGGAAGCACCCGTACCCCGGCGGTGACTACCCCGACAAGCCCGAGGTGAAGGAAACCCCACCCGACAAGCCGGCCAAGTAAGCCGCATCGCTGAGAGGGGTCGTCGTGGTTAACACTTTCGGTGCCGTACCGAACGACGTAGCCGACCTTTGGCGACCACTCTCAGCGGATGAGCAGGGGCAAGTCTTCAACCTGCTGGTCAAGGCCGCTGCGATGCTGCAACAGAAGTCCCCCTACATCAAGCAACGGATGGCCCGGTTCGCGTTGGACCCCACCGACCTGGGGGGTTTGGACCCGGTGCTTGTGGCCACTGTCGTTGCGACCATGGTGAAACGCCTCCTGGTCAACGTCGATGGGGTGGTGCAGGAAACAGCGGGGACGGTGACGGCGATATGGGCGATCCGCGGGGAGATCGCTGTTCGCGGCGAGCTGCAAGTCACCCCCGGTGACCTGGAGTCGTTGGCCCCGTACCGTTCGAAGCGGTCTCGTGTGGGTTCGATGAAGCTGCATCCCAGTTTGGCGCCGCGGCCGTTCGGCAACCTTGGTGCCGCTACCAGTTCAAACTCGTCCTACGACTCGTGGTTGCTGCGAATCGGGCAGGACGGTGTGGTCAGTTCTGAGTGGCCGATCACGTCGATCCCGTACGCGGGTGACTCGTGAGGCTCGGGCACGAAACCGTGTACGGGATCACCGTCACCGCGGGCACCAAAGGCACCAAGGGCATTCCGGTTGAGGTGAAGTCCCCGCAACTCCCCATCACGGGGTGCTCGTTTCAGCCGCTCACCACCACTGAGCAGACCGGCGACATGGACCTGACACAGACCATGTGGCGGCTGCTGGCCCCACCATCCCCACAGGCCTTGACTTTGACGGCCACAAGCCAGGTGGTGGCTTACGGGGTCACGTATCAGGTGTTCGGTGATCCGCAGGTTCAGCCGGATCGTCGCGGGAAGCCGGACCACCTCGTCATCCTGCTCCGCAAGGCCACCGGCTAAAGGCCCAGCGAGCGTAACTCCTATCAGAGAGGGTCGCTGATGGCTGCCCAATTCGTTCCCGACCCGCTGGGGATGGAGGTGTATTTGCAAACCGACCCGGAGCTGCACGCGCACCTCCTCGAAGAGGCCAACAAGGTTGCCGAACGCGCGAAGGCGTCCGCCCCGGTGGGCGCGAAGGAACACACCCTCAAAGGCGGCTACGTGGACAAACCGGGTGACTACCGGGACTCCATCGAAGCGTCGGTGGTACAAGGTCACCGGCGCATGAAGGGTCGTGTCACCGCCCACGACTACAAAGCCCACTGGATCGAGTACGGCAGCAAACACAACCCCGCCCAGCATGTCCTGCACAGGGCCATTGGCGGGGAGTGATGGCGTTCGCCGATGTTGAGGCCGTGCTGATCACTTTCCTGTCGTCTGTGCCCGGTGTCACCGATGTGTCCGTGGAAATGTCGAACCAGCCGAGACTGCCGTTCGTCCGCGTCTCCCGTGTCACAGGTGGGGACGACTACATCACCGACCGGCCAGTGATGTACGTCGAAACCTTCGCCGCGGACCGGCAGACGTCGAGTGACATTGCCCGACGAATCGACCAGAAAATGCATCACTTGCGCCATACCGTGGTGGGTGGGGTGCTGATCGACTACTGCGAAACGATCAACGGACCGTTCTGGTCCAACTACCAGGACGAAAACATGGAACGCCACATCGCGTCCTATGCCGTCCATTCCCGATTCAACGCTTCCCCCATCTGAAAAGGAGCAACACATCATGGCCGGAGCAACTTGGGACAGCCTGTTTGTCCCCAACCCGCAGCTCGTGTTCAAGGGTCTGTACGGCGACGTGATCGTCAAGGACTACTCCCTGCAGAATCCGTTCGCCAACTGGTCGCCGTTCGATTCGGCGACCGGGTTGCTGTCGTCGGACCTGCTCAGTGGGCAGGGTTTCCTGGAGACGGGGTTGCTCGATGAGAACGGGGTGGTGTTCACCCCGAAGTACGCGGTGGCCGACACCGCGGCGTGGCAGGTCCGTGCCACGGTCCGCAAGGATGTCACCCAGGACACTGCGGAGTCCACGTTCACGTGCATCGAGTCGCTGCGCCCGGTGGTGCAGGGCTTGCGTGACTCGGTGCCGTTCTCTCAGTTGCAGCAGGTTGGTGCGGCTGGGTTTGGGTTCAAGAAGTCCCGAACCCCACGGGTTTCGTTGCGGTCCATTCTGCACATTGCGGTGGACAACCAGTTGGGCGCCGACTGCTACCAGGTGACGCTGTACCCGCGCTGTGTGCTGACCAAGCCGGACGTGAAGTCGTATCAGGCGAAGTCGGAGCTGGCGACGAAGCTCATGTTCGAGCCGTTGTACGACCAGGTGGCGGGGTTCGCGGAGTACACGTGGACGGACGGCCCTGGTTGGCGTCTGCTGTCCGCGTTGATCGCTGTGTCTTCGGTGGTGGCGACCGCGGTTACCGGCGCGAAAGCGAACTTGACGTTCAACCCACCGACCAACGGCACCGCACCGTACACGTATTCGGTGGGGATCGTCCCTGCCGCATCTGGTGCAACAGTGGCGTTCGGTGGTACCGCCTCGGCCCCGACCGCTGTGGTGTCCGGTCTGACCGTGGGCACGTCGTATGCGTTCACGGTGACCGCCACCGACTCCACGGGCAGGGTGTCGCAGGCTTCCGCGCCGTCGGCCTCGGTGACCGCGATCACCTGACCCTGATCCTCGGCGGCGCGGTGTTGTCGGACGCCGCGCCGCCGAGCCCGTACTCCCCTTCCGACGCCCTCCGATACTCCGACGAAAGGCATCACCATGACCAAGTTTCTTCCTCCGCTCTCAGCGGAGATGGACATTGACGACATGCGGGCGCAGGCCATCGACAAGGTTGGTGGTCAACCCGGTGTCACCCTCCGCACGACGGACGGGGGAAGGTACTTGGTCCCGCACCCGCTGTGCAATTCCGACGAAGTGCAAGCACTGCTGGACGAGCTGAACGAGAAGGGTGACAGTTCGTCCATCTCCCTTGCGCGGGCGGTGCTCGGCGAGGAGGAGCACCAGCAGTTCATTGCCTCCGGCGGTCGGTCCAACGATGTGGCTCTCGTCTACGGCCTCATGATGGACCGGGTGAAGAACGCCCCAAACTTGCCGAGGTAGTGGACCTGCTCGTCCACTACTGCACGGAAATCGAATCGGACCTGTCCCGGTTTCATCACCGCGACATCGGCGACTGGTACCTCGGCGAAATGTCCTCACGCGAGTTGTTGGTCATTGTTCGCCACTTCCCGGAGGAGTCCGCCACCAAGGCGGCGATGCGGGACGACCCGTGGACCACCATGCACCACCTGCTGGCCAACGTGCAGGACTTGTTCACCTACTACCGGGGTGACTTCGCTACCGCCAACGGTCAGCCCGCGAACCCCGAGTCTCTGCGCCGGCCGGGGGCGGACAAGCGGGAAACAACCCGCATGGAAGCGCAGAGATCAAAGCACCAGTCGCTGATGGCGTCCATCGGCGGAACAACACCACAGTGAGGAGTTGACCTATGTCAGTCGGCTCCGTGTTCGTAGAGATCGTTCCCCGTGTCATGGGGATGAGTGCTGCCATGACCCGTGATGTGGTGGCCCCCGCTGAGCAGGGCGGTACGGAGGCTGGGAGGACGTTCTCTACGGCGTTCACCCGCTCCGTCACCTCGGGGACGTCGGCGACCACAGCTGCGGTTCAGTCGCAGGTTCGGGCGGCGCAGGCTGCGGTGGAACAGTCGTCGGTGGCGATCTCAGCGGCCAGGGACAAGGAGCTGGCCGCAGCGGACCGGGTGCGTATCGCGGAGACGAAACTCGCGGAGGCCCGCGCCAAGTACGCCGCTGACTCCTCGGCGGTGGTGGCGGCTGAGGCCCGGTTGGAAGCGGCGAAACGCGGCGAAGTCACCGCCTCCGAACGGGTGGTGGTGGCCGAGTCCAACGAGGGCCGCGCCAAGACCGAACTCATCGCCCGCAACGATGCCCTGGCGGCGTCGAACGCCCGCGCCGGGGAGTCCTCTGCGGCAGGCAGCTCCAAAGCGTTGGGTTTGGTCGGCAGCCTCGGCAAGTTGGCGGTCGGCTCGACCACGGTGTCGGCGATCCTCGGCGGCGACGCCCTGCACCAGGCCGGTAACTACCAGCAAAGCCTGACCAAGTTGGCGACGACCGCGGGTGAGTCCACCGGCAACCTGAAGCTGGTTGGCGACGGCATGTTGAACATGGCCGGGCAGGTCGGCGTTTCGGCGCAGGACCTGTCGAAGGCCATGTACGTGGTGGAGTCCTCGGGGATTCATGGCGCGGACTCCTTGGTGGTGCTGAAGGCTGCTGCGCAGGGTGCGAAACAGGAGAACGCCGACCTAGGTCACGTCACCGACGCGGTGACCACCGCCCTGCACGACTACAACCTGCCCGCCTCGGACGCCGCGAAAGTCACCTCCCAACTCGTCACCGCTGTCAGCCACGGTAAGACGACGTTCGATGATTTGACCGGGGCCATGCACTCCGTGACCCCCGTCGCCGCAGCCGCAGGTATTTCCCTGGCCGACGCTGCAGGCACGTTGGCGTCGATGACCGCCTCGGGTATGTCCGCGGATCAGGCGGCGCAAAACCTCGGCGCCACCATCAAAGGGTTGTCCGCCCCCACCCAGCCCGTCATCAAGGAGATGGCCGCCCTAGGGCTCAACTCGGTCGAGTTGTCCAAGAACTTGGGGCAGAAGGGGGTTGCCGGGACCCTGCAGGAGGTGTCCGAGGCGATCATGCAGCACATGGGGCCAGCGGGCACCACGTTGCTGAACACCATGAACCAGTCGAAGCTGGCTGGTGCTGACGCCGACAAGATGTACCAGTCGATGCCGCCCGCGCTACGCGCAGTCGCCGACCAATTGAAGAGCGGCGCGATCACCACCCGCGAGTTCACCACAGGCACTGGGCGCCTTGATGCTGCGTTGCAGGGGCAGGGCAAGTCGTGGTTGACCCAGTACAAGAACGCTACCGGGTTCTCCGCTGCGCTCAAAACGGGCGGCAACGACACCCAAACCTACATGGAAGCGCTCAAGAGGGCTACGGGCACCACAGACGGCATGGCTGTGGCCCTGCAGGTCACCGGTGAGCACGCCGGTGCCACCAACGAAGCTATCCGGGACATCACCGCTGCCGCACCGGAAGCGGGCGGCAACATCAAGGGCTGGTCGGAGGTTCAGGGAAACTTCAACCAAAAACTGTCCGAAGTGGTCGCCGGAATCAAGTCGTGGGTCATCGAGCTCGGGCAGAAGTTGCTGCCCGCCGCCACCTCGTTCATGAACATGCTGATCGACACGGCCCACTGGTTGGGTGAGCACTCCCGGGTGATCGGTGAGGTCGCCAAGTGGGTCGGTATCGCCGTGGGTGCTTTTGTGGCATGGCGGGCGGCGATGATCGCAGGACAAGCGATCACGGTCGCGTGGGGTGTCGTGATGGGCGTCTTCAACGGCACCATCACCGCGGGCACCGTCGCCACCAAACTCGCTGCGGCCGGGCAGTGGCTGTGGAACGTGGCACTCGACGCCAACCCGATCGGACTCGTCATCGTCGCGATCGGTGCACTCGTGGCCGGGGTCATCTACGCCTACACCCACTTCGAGGGCTTCCGCAACGTCGTCAACGACGTGTGGGAAGCCATGAAAGTGGCGTTCGAGTGGGTGAAAACGGCTGGGGTAAACACCTGGCACGCCTTGGTCGCCGCCTTCGATTGGGCCAAGGACGCGTTCAACTCGGTGAAAGATTCGGGGGTCTCCCTGTGGCATGAGTTGCAGTCGGCGTGGAATTCACTACTCGAAGTAACCAAGACAGTCGTCGGCGCCATCGTCGGAGCTTGGCATTCCTTCACGGACACCTTGTCCGGTTACTGGACCGTGCTAAAGAATGCCACAACCATTACTGTCAGCCAGTTGGTTAATACCTGGCATTCTTTCACCTCCGCGATCTCCACTGCCTGGAATGAAGTAATCAAGCCCACTTTCGAGTGGATCGGCAACGCTTTCGAGCTGGTCGGTAAGATCATCTTCGCCGTCGTCGGGACCGTGATCTTAGCGCAGTTCCGCGTATTAATGGCAGCTGTGCACTCGCTTTGGAATGACGCGATCCATCCCGTCCTCAACTTGATCGGTGACTTGTTCCACTGGCTGCATGGCGACGTGATCAAGCCTGTGATCGGTTTCATCAATGACGCGATCAACGCGTGGGGCGCTGCCGTGCACTGGCTGTACGACAACGTGGTCGAGCCTGTCATGGACGCCATCGGCGCAGCCTGGCACTGGGTCTACGACACAGCCGTCAAGATCGTGACCGATTTGATCAACGACGCTATCCGAGGCTGGGCAACAACAACCACCTGGATTCACGACAACGTGATCAAGCCCGTATTCGATGCAATTGCGGGCGTGTTTCACTTCCTGTACGACACGAGCGTCAAGGTTGTCACCGACCTGATCAACGACGCTATCCGAGGCTGGGCAACAACAACCACCTGGATTCACGACAACGTGATTGTGCCCGTGTTCGGTGCGATATCGACCGCATTCCACTGGCTGCACGACACCTCAATCAGGGTCGTAGTTGATCTGATCAACGCCGCTCTTGCCGGATGGGGTGCGGCCACCCACTTCCTGCACGAGCAGGTCATCAAGCCCGTTTTCGACGGCATCTCCACGTCCTTCCACTGGCTGTACGACAGCGTTGTTCTGCCAGTGATTGATCTTATCGAGGCTGTGATCACAGACTTGCAGAATGCGCTGCATTTCCTGTACGACGACGTGGTCAAGCCAGTTTTCGATGCGACCGGCAGAATTATTCGAGGCTCTTACGACAACGTGATCAAACCGGCGTTCGAGGCACTGAAGACCGGGGTCCACGATGTCGGGTCCACGTTCGACACCGTGGTCACCGCCATCGGCGGCATCTGGAACAAGATCAAAGAAATTGTGGCGGTCCCGATCAACTTCGTGATCAACACCGTCCTGAACGACGGCCTGTTCAAAGCCTGGGATGACGTGGCGGGGCTCGTAGGACTGCCGAAGGCACCGCACCTCGACCCGGTGAAGTTCGCTGATGGTGGTGTCATGCCCGGATACACACCAGGGCATGACGTGCACCAGTTCGTGTCTCCCACCGGTGGGCGTTTGGAGTTGTCCGGCGGTGAGGCCATCATGCGCCCGGAGTGGACCCGAGCCATGGGGGGGCCGGGGGCTGTCGCGGAGATGAACCGCGCCGCCCGCTCCGGCACGCTGTCGGCGTTCGCTGATGGCGGGATCGCCAGCTTCGCCGATGGTGGGGTCACCTGGCCCGCGATGTTTGACATCGTCCGTAAGCAGTTCCCGTGGGCGTTGGACAACTCCGATGTCCGCCCCGGCGACCCTGGTTACCACGGCAAGGGTGAAGCCCTCGACGTCGGCGCCCCCGGCGACAACCCTGGGCAGTTGGCTCAGGTGGCCGCCTGGATCGGCTCCAACTACTCCAACTCCACCGAGCTGATCCACAACCCGAACGGCAGCATCAAGTTCGGTAAGTCGGTGCCGCCGTCGTTCTGGGGTGAGCCCACATGGTCGCAGCACGCCAACCACGTGCACTGGGCCAACGACCGCGACCCGCACCTGAACTCCGGGAACCTGCTGGGCACCATCGGCAGCGACATTTCCAGCGCCGCGGGGGCGGTGACCCACTTCCTGCGGGATCAGGTGGGCAATCTGTTCGACCTGGCGATGAAGCCGGTCGGCGCCGCGATCGGCTCGTTCGGTTCGCCGCCACCCGCGATCAAAGGTCTACCGAAGGCCATGTTCGACAAGACTGAGAGCAAGATTCGGGACTTCATCGTCGGCTTTGCCGACGCGAAGGACGCCGCGAGCAGTGGTGAAGGCTCGGCGTCTCTGGGTCCTCTCGGTGGTAACGCCGATGCTTACGCACGGGAGATCACCCGCTCGGCCATGGAACACGGCTTCGGCAAGCCCGGCGCCGCGATCGGTGTCGCCACGTCCATCGTGGAGACCGGCCTCAAGATGTACGCCAACTCGAACGTGCCGGAGTCATTGGCCTTCCCGCACGATGCCGTGGGTTCTGACCACGACTCGGATGGCATGTTCCAGCAACGCCAAGCGGGTTGGGGGACCCTTGCCGAGCGCATGAACCCGCACGCTTCGGCTGACCTGTTCTTCAACAAACTGGGCGCGTTCGACTGGCGGTCGATGGACCCCGGAGCGGCTGCGCAACGGGTGCAGGTGTCAGCGTTCCCGGACCGGTACTCGCAGGAGATGGGTCGCGCTAATGCCATGGTCGCCGGCTACGACGATGGCGGCTGGATGAAACCCGGCGATGTGGGTGCGAACTTCTCCACGAAGCCGGAGCCGGTGTTCTCCTCCGCGCAGTGGGAGGTGTTGCGCGCCAACCTCAACACCGGGCAAGGCGGTGGCGGCAAGGACGTGACGATCAACGTGCATTCGCAGCCGGGGCAGTCGGGGGAGCAGATCGCCCTGGAGGTCAAACGCCAACTGCTCTTCGAGATGAGGTGACGATGTGAGTTTGGTCGTCACCCTCGCCGGGACGCGGTTCCTGCTGACGGACACTCCCGACTCCAGCGGGGTGGGGAGGATCGTCACCAAGCTCGACGGCTGGTATGACACCCCAAAGTTGCGGACGGCCTACACGCCGTTGCCGTTCGCGGCGGGCAGTCTGTACACCCCCGCCTACGCCGACCACCGGGTGATCGTCCTCGACGGGGTGCTCACCACCACCGACCTGGCCGTGTTGATTCGGGCGCGGCGTGGGCTGGGTGGGTTGTGCAACGACCCGAACCAGTTGTACACGCTGCAGGTCGATGACGAGGTGGGCTCGTTGTTCTGCCTGGTGCAAAGGTCCACCGAAATTCTGTCCAAGTCGCCGGACGGGATGATCGCCACCTTCTCGGTGTCGTTGACAGCCCCGGACCCCCGCCTGCTGGATGTGGTGTTGCAGTCGGCGACGACGCAGATGGCGCAACCCGGCGCGGGTGGGGTGGCGTGGAACGGGCCGTCCCTGGTCGCGCGCCCAACCCTGACCCTTGGTGCCACGACGGCCTCGGGCGGTACGTTCGCCGCGGGCACCTATTTCTGGCGGGTGACGGCGTTCAACATCCATGGTGAGACGCTGGGCTCTAATGAGGTCACGGCCACCGTACCGGCGAACGGCACGGTGGCACTGAGTTGGACGGCTGTCCCCAACGCAACCCAGTATTACGTGTACCGCGGTCCGACTTCGGGGTCGGAGATCGCGATCTACGTGGCGGGCAGCCCGTCGATCGTAGACGATGGCACCACAAATCCCGGCGGCCCCACCCTGCCCACGACCAACACGGCGACCACGGGCACCCAGTGGAACGGGCCAACAGGAACCACCGGCATCGCCTACGGGCAACCCGGCCCCACGGGCATCGTCACCGCCGACAACACCGCGGGCAACGCCAAAGCCGATGTGCTGCTCACCATCCAAGGTCCGGCGACGAACCCGACGATCATCACCAACGCCGGGACCATCGTGTTC